TGGTCCGAGGGTCGGCGCACCTTCCGAGTTATCACAGGATTAGAGGATCTCGACAAAACAAACGAGGCACTTTGTCCTGCATCGAAAGAAGCAGGACGCCGCGTCCAATGCACAGCTTGCAAACTATGCAAGGGATCTAGCCTAGCAAAATCAATCGCGATAGTAGAACACTAGGGAAAGGGGCTTCGGCCCCTTTTTTATTGCGCTGCATAATAGATTCAAATAACATGGGGCCGCAGACCCGCAGGGCAGCGGAGCCGCAGACCAAAAAACTAGGGCGCAGGGCGCAGAGCCGCAGAGTATCGGTCCAGAAGTCGGGGCCGCAGACCCTCAAATAAAGGCGCAGGGCCCACGAACCTCGAACCAACGGTTCCAGACAGCCCTTTTTCCACAAGTTGGGCGCTTTGACCCCCCTCAAATAAAAGTAGATCACGCTCAGAGGACCTCTTTACTAAGATGAAATTTGCACCACCTCGAGCCCAATACACTGTATTCCATGCGACTTGATGAGCCGAGAGTTTTACAGCATTTCCTTTAGATACCTTTAGTTCGATCCAACAAGGCAAGCCATCCCATATTAAATGTACATCAGGAACACCGCCGCCATGTTTGTTTTCAATCCTTGTCGCTTGGCATTTCGGAGGCAGATTCGACCTCAATGTGTTCCAAAAGTTCGCCTCTGGTCCCTTGCTCATTTGGTGTAATATCCTTTGCTGTCCCCTCGATCTCAAAAGCTTGGGGGTATTTCTTTTGGAGGTCTGCTAAACGTCCAACAATTTCGTCTCGAGATAGCTGATCGATGGTGTTCACTTGCTCTCTTCGATCAACAGTTAAACCGCCCAATGCGGAGCGGATTTTCTCAGCATTAATAGCCGCAGAAAATTGACCGTTTTCTTCAGCACCAACCGATAATTTGTACAGCCTTTCGAGTTGACCGAGAGTTGACACGCCATATCTGCGTTCCCGTTCCTCTCTCATTTCTTGAATATACTCGAGCACATGCGGATAGTCCCTGCCATTTAACAGTAGGGATGCATGTTTACTGGCTGTTGATTCAGCAAATCCTGCTTTCCTCGCGGCCTCGGCATTCGAGTATATGCCTTCTACAATAAACCTAGCGAAAGTTTTTTGCCTGTTTGTGAGGACACGTTCTTCCCCATCTTCTATCTTTTCCTGCATCGACATGATGTTCCCCGTTGTGTATTACAAACAAGATAAACCATAGACCGGATGATGTCCATCTTTCCTATATAGGAGTTTTCTCCAGAGAAACGTACTACCGTACTGCCAAACGTACTACTTCATGGGCTACTTAGAAGGTTGTAAACATTACTTTTTGTTTTTGAATAGTACGTTTAGTACGTTTATTACGTCAGATTTGAATGGATAAAAACTTTTTTACTTTTTTTCTGGAGAATGTGCCTATAGTGTAACTCAACGTACTACCTCCCTAAAAATAAAACTTGACTACCTGTGGCCTGTTGATTAACTTGTTCAATATCAACAATTCAATTATGAGGTTCAACTATGACAGACAAACACGAATTTGTATATGGGTATGATGTAAAGAAAACCTACAAGGTTGGAAGCAATCGTGGACACAAGCGTGTGTGGATCGAGGGCAAGATGCTCTTGGACTTTGGTTTCAGAAGAGGGCGCGTGTTCTCAAGGGTCATGCACCAAGAATTAAAATATGTAAAAATGGAACTGATTGCTGACCCACACTACGGCAAGCACCGTGTTGCAGGGACCGAGGCGCGTCCTATCATCGACTTAAATGGCAAGTATCTTGATGAGTTATTCTATGGGTACACTCACTATGAGGCTACATTTAATATAATTAATGGAACTTTTCTTCCTTACATTAAGATCGAGGGAGTAAACGTATGAGCATGATCCACAGATTACATGACAAGTATGCTCGGTGGTGCAAGGCACAGGGTTTTGAATGCGTAGATGCTATGGAGTTGTTGTGTGAGCACAAGCTTACTCCGAAGCAAAGCAAGTGGATCACAAATTTCATGGCGCGTTGGGAAGTAGCAGAAGAGGCGCACTTGAAAGAGTGTTGGCACAGGGAAGGGAGAGACTAATGGGTGTTGTATTAAGTTTGTATGATTACACAGGCGAGGCATTGAAACCTTGGGCTGATGCCGGACACGAATGTTATGCCTTTGATATTCAGCATGATCCACATGAGATCACAAAAGAATATTATCACAGGATCGGGAATGGGTCGATTGAGTATCACTATGCAGATTTGCATGATCCGCAGAGTTTTGCTGATATAAAAAGAACTCTGCCTTTCATGGATCAGCCTGTTATTTTTGGCATGGCCTTCCCTGTTTGCACAGACCTCGCGGTTTCGGGCGCGGCATGGTTCAAGAAAAAAGCAGAGGCCAACCCATGGTTTCAAGATGAGGCTGTTAATCATGCCATGACTTGTGCCAGATTTTATGAGGACCTTGGCGTCCCATATTTTATAGAAAATCCTGTCAGTGTTTTGGCTACCAAGTGGCGTAAACCTGACTATTCATTCCACCCATATGAGTATGGGGGATACATCGAGGACAATGCCGCAGAGCACCCTCGATGGCCTGAGTACATTGCGCCTCGGGATGCATACAAAAAGAAAACTTGTTTATGGACTGGTAATAACTTTCGTATGCCCACCAAGGTATCTGTTGACCCAGAGCGTTATCATGGTAATGGTTATAGCACCGCCATGATGAAGCTTGGGGGCAAGTCCAAAAGGACAAAAGATATACGCAGTGCAACGCCGCGAGGATTCGCCAAAGCGGTTCAACTATTCAATCAAAAAGGAGGCTCACATGCCTAATCACACAGCACAACAGGTTCATCTTACTGGACCACAATATCTCATGGCTCATATATATGAAGCTGTGAAAAACGAAACTTTATGCCAGACTATTTGTCCAATGCCTTTCGAGGTTTGGTCTCAGGACAATATCGAAGGTGCGACCCATACTCCTGCATGGTATCAATGGCGTCTCGATAACTGGGACACCAAGTGGGACATCTACAGTGTAGAAATAAGCCAAGAGATTTCTGACCCTGACGTTTTAGAACGTGACGCGGAAGTTAGTTTTCAATTTAACTGCGAAACTGCATGGAGCCCACCGATCAAAGTTTGGGAGAAGCTTCATGAAATGGGCATCATTGTAGATGCATCATACCAAGACGAGGGCATGATGTATGAAGGAACGTTCATCGATGGAGTGGACACAACTTGGACACCAGAAGAGGAGGCCGTATAATGGCACATCAATTACTATTAAAAGCGATTAAGTATTCTGAATGGGCAAGCCAAGAGACTGCCTGTTATCAAGCCAAACTTTATGTGGACGGGAAGTCGTTTGCATATGTCAGCAACGAAGGACACGGTGGTCCTGATCGGGTGGATCGAGATCCCAAGTACAAGGGCGATTGGTCCAAGGTCATGCGTGAAGTGACCGAGGCTTTCAATGATGAGAACTTATTCCCTCGGGAAGCACCATGCGAACTCTTTCCAGAGGGATGGGGTGAGAATCTGGAGACATGGTGCGGTAAACGTTTGGACGAGCACCTTGCTCGGAAGGATATGAAACGCGCCATGAAGAAGAAATGTTTGTTCTTGTTTGAGAACGAGGAGGGCGTCTATCAATCTGATTGGCATCCACCTGTCACTAATGGTGATTGGACTAAGCTTCCGAATCAGAAGGTTCGCCGTAAGATCCTCAACGACATGCCCGAAGATATCGCGTTGATGTATTACATGGGCAAGATCCCAGTTAATGGAGCGACATCATGACAAAAAATGGAGCGATTAGGGGGCATCAGGCCCCCTCTGAAGAAAGACTTTCAGAAAGCATAATCTACACAGTTCATCATTGGACTGTGGATAAATTGTCTTCTGCGTCTAAGCAGACGGGAACCTACAACCAAAGATACACCAATCAATTCGAAATAGAGTTGGACAGAATCAAAGAAGCCATCGATAATGAGGGACATAATTGGTTGGAGTTTAACAGAGAAGGATAAATCAATGAGCAGTAAAAAAGAACGAAGAATGCCATGCCCAGAATGTGACGGGCATGGACAAGTTGAAGTGGAGTACGCTGTACCTCACAACATAAACCGTGACGTAGGATATTTGGACACGCGGCTCGAGGACTGCGAGTATTGCAATGGCTACGGCGATATCGAGGACGAAGGGTTCGAGGATCTTGATGTTTAAAAAAGGAGAATAAAATGTATCAAGTAACAACGAAGACAGAACACTCGGGTTTTGAGGCCGCGTTCATGGACACATGGATCGAGGTTCAAGATTGGATCGACCACATACTTCCAGAACTAAACTTAGATCCAAAGAAGTTTGAATATTGGACGGTGGCTTTAGTGTTTGACGGTCTGATGGAAACTCACACTGAGTTTTATTCAGAGAGCATGATGGAAAAGGGACATCTTATTCACAATCTCATGCGAGTACTGCCAGAGGATATGGAACCAGATGATGTGGTTGCTACTCTCATGACTATGGCATCTCAATTCTGGAGTCCTCAAGACATGGAGTTCGGATTCAAAATGCTATCTCAAATTTCATCTAAGTCAGCAAAGGATCGATTAAAAAATGTCCCTAAAGAAAGAATGCACTAAGACACTAACACCCGCAGAGCAACAGAACCTTATTTATTTAAGGAATAAAGTTGATCATCTGCAGGAAGAACGGTTTCGCAAGGACGCGAGACCTTCACTCAACGATGAAATCTTTAACGCGGTGGGGGAATTACGTTCTTTCACCAGTAATCTCAGACAGAAAGGAAGGAACATATGACACCGGAACAAGAAGATAAGTTTCGAAAGGCATGGATCAAACAAAACCAAATGGACGTTATTAAAAAACCTAAAATTGCTCATATGCACAACCAGGATTTATTAAAAAAAAACATTAAGAAATGTTCTCCTGCTAGTAAGAAGCAAAAGATTGGCGAAAGATCTCGCCGGATAAATATTCTTTTGCACAAGAGACTAGACGTAACCACTATTGCAGACCTGTTGGGTGTATCAGAGACACTGGTCTGCAATATTATTAAACGAGATCAACTTCCGAAAGAGGAAAATTTAAATGCATAAACTACCAGAAGACTTTACTCACACTTCAGAGCATAACTTCAACACAGAATCTATGTATGTGATGATTGAAAATTTAACTGAATCTAGGAGCGCGTTTGGTGTTACCGATGAAGGCGAAGCAGTTTTCTTCAATGCTCGTATTGCAAAACTTTTAAACTTTAGCCAAGGGGATTTGGTTGATGCAAGTTGCGTACCAAACTACGCAGATAAGAGAGACCACATACCTTGGCGTTGTGTTCGAGCGACCATGCCCGAGCGAGCAGAAGAATCTAATCACGTTTCAGTAGACTCAAAGGTCGAAGACTTTGCAGTGATCATAGAGACGATGATTGAAAACCCTGATTGGTGGACAGCAGATGAATTGGCAAATTATTTAGAAGATGAAAAAATTTCTGCAGCTAGGGTAGAAGAGTTTCTTGTGGACACACTGAGCCAAGGCGCATTAGAAAGCACAGAGGCTTACCGCATAGTCTTACCGGACTAAATCTAAATACTTGCATTCAGCCCCCAACTTGTGTATGTAAAACCAACATACTTAAAACAACTGGGGGCTGACATGGCTAGAAAAAAAATGAAAGAATCTGAAAAACAAAAATTTCAGAACGTTGGATTAATAAAAGAGGATCATGACTTGCTGCGTTTGATCGCAGAGAAAGAACAAAGGTCCATGGCTCGACAGTTATCGGTGTTGATACGTCAAGCGCATGACTTTTATTCTCGACAGAATAACACTTAACGTGTATTGTTAGGGTATTCCATGCACTGCGGCAGCATCCTGCCTCTAACTATCAGGCTCCTTTTTTAAGGAGTCTTTTTTTATTCTTGCCTTCGATCTGATAGGGTTTTTCTTTTGAGTAGCCTCTGATCTGCGTGACTGTTGAGTATGATTTGTTCATGCCTCTAAGTAATGCACGGGCGACATCATCCTCGAGCCCTGTCTGTTCGGCAAGGACCTTGGCCCCTGTATCGAGAGTCCGAAGTCCTTTCTTAAAATCCACCATGGTCTCTATTATTTCTTCGTGGGCTTCAAACTTAGCCATTCTCTTGCCTCTTCTCCGAGCACTTTGGCTCCGATGTTTATCTTTCCTCTCAAAGACTCCACAATTTTCTCATCGATTGTGCCTTCTGTGATAAGGTCAACGTATGTAACGTTGTGCTTTTGCCCGATCCGGTGGGCCCGATCCTCAGATTGGATGCGTGTCTCCAAGTTGTAGTCATTGGCATAGTACACCACAAGGTTAGCTTCGGTCAACGTTAGACCATAACCCGCTGTTGATGGATTCCCAACAAAGAATCTTAGCGGGTGGTTCGGATTCTGAAAGTTCTTCACTATCTGATTGCGTTCATCATCCTTTGTGTCTCCGAAGTATGCTGCTGCAGACCCAGGGCCAAACTTTTTATTGAGCATGTCGGTGATTTGTTTGATGTCATACCGGAATCTAGACCAGATAATAGCTTTGCCCTGGTGTTCTTCCATGATTTCATCGAGGGCATCCATGCGGCGTGATGGGAAGTACTTCATCTCTCCATCATCAGTCTTGAGATGTCCGGACATTACCTGCTGCAGCCGAAGCATCTGCGTAATAATTGCAGGGGCCGACACCATCTCTCCATCCTCGAACATAACGAGCGCCTGTTGCTGCAGGTTTTCGTACATCTTTAGCTGCTCACTTGTCAGTGTAACGTATCGAGCGGTGTAAATTTTATCCGGAAGATCGAGACAGTCTTTCTTGAGAACCCGATAGGCAAACATGTCAATCTTATTTGTAAGTTCATCGATGTTCTTGTACCCTACGATCTGTTGGAAAGCTTGAGCACCCATGCTTCGACGCTGCGTGACAGCGTATCTACCTTGAAAAGAGTAGTAGGATTCATGACCAAGCAAACCTTTACGCATAAACTCGAACTGCGAATAGATATCCATAGGACTTTTTGTAACTGGAGACCCTGTCAAGAGTCTTCTGTACTTGAAACCTTCTGCAATTTTCATTAGTTGTTTCGAGCGCTTGGCCTTGTGGTTCTTAATAGTTGTACTCTCATCGATAGCTATGAGACCATAAGGACCAAGCGCACGACTCAACCATTTACCTGCCGTACTTCCTTTAAGACTAGAGAATGCTTCGACGTTCATGACAAATATTGTCAGGCCAGAGAACGGTTCTTTAACAGACTGCACTTCCGCCTGTTGTTTCTTGTTACCACCTGACACCCACCGAATCACTCGATGCGGAACCTCGTTAGACATATGCTCTGGGATTTCTTTAGCCACCCAGTTCCGATAAACACCCTTCGGTGCGATCACCAATGCAAAATTTATCTGCCCTGCGAGGAACAACATGCCTATGTTGTCGATCAATACCTTTGATTTTCCGGTCCCCATCTCCATGAAGTATCCAAACTCCGGACGATCCCACCCTTGCTCGAGCGCCGTTACCTGGTGATCAAAAGGTTTAAGTTTAAATTTGTAGTTGACATCCATCACATACCTCCACTATTGTCTATATTGTGGATAGCATGAGGTTACCACACAAATCAACCCTGAAGAGGAAAAACTTATGAACGATATATTTGAAGACATATTCGATGAGGCTGACGCAGTCAGTCGAGTTGATACAGGGACAGGCAAACAGCTTAGTCATTTGGTACGCACGTTGAGAAACGTTGAGTCCCAGATCGAGGATGCCGAGTCCCACATTAAAGCACTCAAAGCAGAGAAGCACAAACTATCTGTTGAAGGCATCCCTGCCTTGATGGATGAAATGGGCGTCGAGCGTTTGGATGTAGACGGTATGACCGTAGAACGTAAAATGATTGTGGCAGCATCAATCCCTGTCGCGAACAAAGATCAAGCGTTCGATTGGCTTAGATCAAACGGGCTCGATGATATTATTAAAAACGATATCACTGTGTCTTTTGGTAAAGGCGAAGACAACTTGGCAGGAGACGCAGTCGGCGTCCTGCGTGAACGAGGCTTCGACCCTAAAACCAAGACACATGTCCACCCATCAACACTGAAAGCATTCGTCAAAGAACGAATCACTGATGGTAAACCAATCGATCTCGACCTGTTCGGGGCATTCATTTCTAACACCGCTGTAATCAAGAGGAAATCATAATGGCTAACGCAGTTGCAAAAAAGAAAGAGACCGCAGTCTCAACCGATATCATGGACGATATCTTAGAGTTCGCAGGTGAAGGTGCAACCTTTGCCGCAGACGAGATGCAGATCCCGTTTGTTCGTATACTTCAAGCTATGTCTCCCCAGTTAAAGAAGAGGGAAGCAGAGTACATTGAAGGTGCAGAGCAAGGGGATATGTTCAACACTGTTACTGGAGATAAGTTCTCTGGTGAAGAGGGCATCACAGTATTGCCCTGCTATCAAAGCACAAAGTATCTTGAGTTTATCCCGCGTGACATGGGCGGTGGTTTCCAAGGTGAGATTGATGCAACCGATCCGGTTCTTCAACAGACTACTCGCTCTGGTTCAAAAGAAATATTGCCTAGCGGCAATGAACTGGTTAAGTCAGACCAACACTTTTGTTTGGTGATCGATGCCGATGGTATCTCTCAACCTGTTGTGATCGACATGAAGTCCACACAGTTGAAGGTCAGTCGTCGTTGGAAGACACAGATCGCAATGCAAAAGGTTAAGCATCCGAAGACAGGGGCCATGGTTCTACCACCGTTGTTCGCAACCCAGTGGAAGTTCAGCACTGTCGAGGAAAGCAATGACCAAGGTACTTGGTTTAACTATTCAATCGAGAAGATTGGTTTGGTCAATGACCGTGACCTTCTTCAAGAGGCTCTCACCTTCCGCAGCAGTGTTGCTGCAGGAGAACTAAAAGCTGCTAAAGACCCAGAACATCAGACAACTGTTCGTTCTGTACCGGATGATGATTCCATCCCGTTTTAAGTAGTTTGGCTCACGCTGACACGGGCCGTTAGCGTGAGCCTTTTTTTAGGAGACACCCATGACACAAGCAGAAAGATTGCTTGCCTCTTTTCTTGGGGCTAAATCTGCACACGGTACTACAACTGTAGGACGGGTGGGCCGCAATGGAAAAGCAGAATCCAAGAGTATGATTGTTCGTGAACCTCTGACCGAGGAACTTGTGCAAGCCCACATCGATGGGAAGCAGGGTATTGGTGCGATCCCAATCAACGAGAGAACAAGTGTAAGTTCGGTGCGCTTGATATAGATGTATACGATTTAAACCACAACGAAATGCAGGACAAGATCCAGAAGTTAAAGCTTCCTTTGGTTCATTGTCGATCCAAGTCGGGCGGTGCTCACTTGTATTTGTTCTTAAAAGATTGGGAACAAGCTGCAGACATACGAGATTATTTGACTGAGATGTCCATTGCATTAGGACACAGTGGTTGTGAGGTGTTCCCCAAACAGGACACCATCATCGCGGAGAGGGGTGACGTTGGTAACTTTATCAACATGCCATACTTCAATGCGGATCTACCACAACGGTATGCCTTTAATTCTAAGACAGAAGCTTTGGAGTTAGACGAGTTTCTAGACACAGTGGACAAATCCAGGGTATCTTTAAGCGATCTCGAGGGGATGCGCTTATCCAAGCCCCGTCAACACTTTACCGATGGACCTCCTTGCCTCGAGCATTTGTTTTCAGATGGACCTGTGGACGAGTTCAGAAACAACACGCTGTTCAACGTAGCTCGGTACTGCAAGATGAAGAGTCCAGATCAGTGGCAACAAGAGTTTGAAGGGTACAACCGGACACTAGCTAGTCCGCCTCTGCCCTCGAGCGAGATCGTGAATCTTACAAAGCAGCATGAGAAAAAAGAATATCTCTACACCTGTAAAGATGAACCGATGCGGAGTTACTGTGATCCTGCAGTATGCGCTACGAGAAAGTTTGGGATAGGTAATGATGCACCGGACGCTGTCACTGTTGGCGGTCTTACGATCATGCTTTCTGAGCCCCGCCTGTTTTTTATGGACGTGGATGGAGACAGAATACAGTTAAGCACTGAGCAACTACAGAATCAGACGTTGTTCCAACGTGCTTGCATGGATCAAAAGAACATGATGCCTCCGACGATGAAGCCTCAGAAGTGGCAGCAACTGGTCAATAGTTTGATGCAAGGTGCGACCTTCTTAGAAGTGCCTCCGGAACTGACAATCGCAGGACAGTTTAAAGATCACTTGCGTAACTACTGCACAAGTCATGTACGAGCCATGTCCCCAGAGGAAATGGATATGGGCAAGCCATGGACGGATGGAGGTACAACGAAGTTTAAACTCGATGGTTTGTTGGAGTACCTGCACCACCGTAGATTCTCTGGGCCAACCAGAGGTCAGCTTATGCAGATGATTCGAGACATGGGTGGAGACACTGGCAAGCAGAACATCGTTAAGCGCAGCCCGAAAGGCGAAATAAAATCTACTCTTAGGTGTTGGGTAATTCCTGCCTTTGACGAAGGCGAAGTTGAACTACCAATTAAGGAGATATCAAATGACATCCCGTTCTAATAAGCTGATGAGGGTATCCGAAGTAGCCGATCTGCTTGGGGTATCTAAGTCATACGTTTACAAACTGGCACAAACAGACTCAAGCTTCCCCCAACCTATCGTGCTTGGCAGTGAGCACAATAGAAGATCCGCCAGCCGTTGGGTTCTCGAAGAGATAGAGGATTGGGTTAACCAACGACCAAGAGGAAAAGACTATGATACAGAACAGTAAGCTTTTGCTAGGTCCACCTGGGTGTGGTAAAACTTATCGCTTGATACAAGAGATAGAGGCGGCACTAGACTCCGGCGCTCATCCCTCTCGTATTGGAGTTATTTCTTTTACAAGAAAGGCCATCGAGGAAATGATTGCTCGAGCCTGTGGTAAATTTAAGCTAGAGCCCAAAGACTTTCCTTACATGAAGACTACACATGCCTTCGGATTCCATGGTCTGGGTCTCAAGACTACTGATATCATGGGGCCAGAGGACTATGCCAACATAGGCAGAGAGATTGGCCTGACGTTTGAAGGCAAAGACTACACGTCTTTAGACGGTGGTGTTACATTGCCCACGGTTGGAGGGTCGGGTGCTCGGTATCTTCAGCTAGATAATCGCGCACGTTTGAGAAAAATAAGTATCGATCAGGAGTACAATGAGGAAGCCGATTGGAATTTGTTTCATGCCAAATTAGATCAGCTATCTAAACAGTTAGCTGAATACAAAATGTCTACAGACAAGTATGATTTTGTAGACATGATCGAGAAGTTTATCGAGCACGGTGAGACTCCTAATCTGGACTACTTGTTTATTGATGAGGCTCAAGACTTCACCCCTTTGCAGTGGGACATGGCAAGAAAGATAGCGGAAAAGTCTGAGTTTGTTTGGATTGCAGGGGATGATGATCAGGCTATTCACCGATGGACAGGGGTTGAGGTATCAGAGTTCAACAAAAGTTCTGACAATATCGAGGTTCTTAGTCAGTCGTACCGCATTCCCAAGTCGGTCCACCGACTCGCGCAATCAATATCTAAAAGAATTACTGGTCGGCATGAGAAGGTGTTCACTGCCCGTGAGGAAGAGGGCAAGGTAGAGTACGTTAACTACCTGTCTGAAGCTCCAATCCATGAGGGGTCTTGGACATTGATGGCAAGGACCAATGGGTATGTGTCAGAGATGGCGAACTGGTTACGAGGGCAGGGGTATAAATACTCACGCAACGGTAAGTCTAGTCTTTCCGAAACGTTAGTGCACAACCTATTGGCTTGGGAAAGCCTGTGTAAGGACGAGTCTATAACTTTGCCAGAGGTCAAAAGGATTTACGAGTCTGTAAAGAAACAAGGTGTAGATGCAGTTGTACGCCGAGGTTCTACGCAGTTGCTCGATGCCTTACCTGCAGAGACCATGTTATCTATGAACGATCTGATAAAAGATTACGGTCTGCTGAAAGATGCAGCTTACGGGGCGTATGAAATTTTTAACGTATCTGGTGCGGAGCAAGAGTACATCGACGCTATCTTTCGCAGAGGAGAGAATCTTCTATCAGAACCTCGTATCAAGGTATCGACTTTCCACGCTATGAAGGGCGGTGAAGATGACAACTGTATGGTTTGGACTGCTTCTACCAAGGCTTGCTATGACACTAGGTTTCCTGACGATGAACACCGAGCATTTTATGTTGCTATCACAAGAGCGCGGCACAATCTGTATATCCTACAATCCAGTAACAAGTATAGGTACACGCTATGAAAAGAGATAAAGTATTAGATCAGGCAAAAGAACTGATCAACGGGCAGAGAGCCAAGGACTATGGGGATGCCCACGATAACTTCTCGCGTATTGCTGACGGATGGAATATAATAGTACGAGAGGCACTACGCACTCATGGGTACATTACAGCGCAACATGTTGCGATCATGATGGATTGGGTTAAGTCCGCCCGTCTTTTGAACGGGCTAGATCATGAGGATTCTTGGATTGACAAGTGTGGGTATAGCGCCTTGGGGTCAGATTTTTCTGATCGAGAGAAAGAAATCTCTAATAGATTAGATAAGGTGCTAAATAAATGAGTCAGAAGTTTTTGTTTACAGAAGATAGCGGTGATTCCAGTGATCTTAATTACCAACTCAAAGGCGAGTTGAACGTGATTGAGACTGATTGGAACATACCAACTGAGTTCCCTGATCTTACAGGGTACAAGGAGGTGGCTGTTGATCTGGAAACAAAAGACCCTAACCTGACTACGCTCGGTCCTGGATGGGCCACGAACAACGGACATATCATTGGGATTGCTGTCGCTGCCGGAGAATACAAAGGGTACTTTCCTATGCGGCATGAGAACGGGCACAACATGGACCCGAGGATCACGCTCAAGTGGATCAAGAAACAGCTATCAGTTCCTGAGATGGATGTGATTATGCACAATGCAACCTATGACGCAGGTTGGTTGAGGGCAGAAGGTGTGGAGATTAAGGGCAGGATCATCGATACCATGGTGACCGGAGCCTTGGTTGATGAGAACCGTTGGTCGTTTGGCTTAGATGCTATGGCCCGTGATTATGCAGGGGTTCGAAAGAATGAACAGCTACTCAAGGCGGCGGCTGCAGATTTCGGAGTCAACCCTAAGTCTGAAATGTATAAGCTCCCTCCTAAATTTGTGGGAGATTATGCGGAACAGGATGCGGTAGCTACACTTAAACTATGGACTGCGTTAAAAGTTCATCTGGACAAAGAAGAGTTGTGGGATGTCTGGAACATGGAGACAGGATTGATCAGGTGTATCTTGGACATGAGAACTAAGGGTGTGCGTGTTGATCTTGATCGAGCCGATGAAAACAAAAAGGCTCTGCAAAAACAAAGCAAACTTCTTAGGGGGATGTTGGAGAAAGAAGCAGGGATGGAAGTAGACATCTGGGCATCTGCGTCTATTCAAAAGATGTTTGATAAGTTGAAGATGGAATATCCTCGCACAGAGAAAGGGGCTCCATCGTTTACAAAAAGTTTTCTTAACGAGCATCCGGAGAGAGTTGCACAGATATTAGTTAAGCTAAGAGAGTTCGACAAAGCCGACAGTACTTTCATCGACAGTATCCTGCGTCATGAGCACAACGGAAGAATCCACACTGAGCTACACTCTACCCGCAGGGATTCTGGGGGAACGGTTACCGGAAGATTTTCTTCCTCAAACCCAAACTTACAGCAACTTCCTGCTCGGGACCCAGATATCAAACGTTATATACGGGGGATATTCATACCAGAAGAGGGCCAGAAGTGGGGATCGTTTGACTACTCAAGCCAAGAGCCAAGGTTACTGGTTCACTTTGCTTCGTTAGTTCCGTCCACGATTCGCAATCCTATCGTTGATCAGATCGTTTCAGAGTTTAACACAGGGGATGTTGACCTGCATCAGATGGTAGCGGACCTTGCAAACATCACTCGTAAGCAAGCGAAGACGGTGAACCTTGGAATCATGTACGGTATGGGCGTGGCAAAACTAGCCGATCAGCTTGGGATTTCTAAAGAAGCAGCCAAGGATTTGATCAGCCGACACCACACGAAGGTTCCTTTCGTAAAAGGTTTGGCAGACCTTGCCACTAAGCAGGGAGATAAGAACGGTCAGATACGCACTCTAATGGGCCGTAGATGCCGCTTCCACCTTTGGGAGCCTGTGACATTCGGAATAGGCAAACCACTGCCCTACGACGAAGCTGTGAAGGAGTACGGGGGTCCTGGGGGCAGAGGCATACGCAGGGCGTTCACATACAAGGCACTGAACAAGCTGATCCAGGGATCAGCAGCCGATCAAACTAAGAAGGCGATGCTTGACTGCTACAACGAAGGACTTACTCCGATGCTTACTGTGCACGACGAGTTATGTTTTAGTATTGAGAGTGACGAACAGGCATCTAAAATAAAAGAAATCATGGAGACCGGAATGCCTTTGGCAATCCCATCCAAGATCGACGTTGATATCAAAGACCATTGGGGAGAAATAGAATGATGGAACTAGAAGACATTAAAACTGTAGGTTTTAAACAAATGCATCAATTACAAATCGATGCCATCATAGACTACATAGCAGTCGCTATAAACTGTGCTGCAGCCCTTAAAGATAAAGAGGTACTAGCAGAAGTCGAAGCGGACTCAGACGAACTTATCAAACTCTTCGGGGGCAAAGGACTACATGTAGTAGTTACAGGAGAAGGGTTTACCTATCGGGAAATAGACGAGTAAACCTAACCGCGATTATTTAAGAAAGCGTTAGCCGCACGTTCCTCTGGATTACCGCCCAACAACTCAGGACTTACGGGCCCTCTGTTATTGGCTTGCAGTATTGGAGCTTGTGGCAAACTGCTTTGATCTAAATTTAAATACGGATTCGCAGGAGCAGGGTTGCTTGGAGCCTGCAAGTATGGGTTTGATTGTGGAGCCGAAGGAGTAATTTCAACAGGTTTTATCTCACGTCTGTCTTTAACTTTCGGATCAAGCGGAAGATTTCTCATGTTGTCCTGCACATTCTGGATTGCGTCTCGAGGTAAACTATCCAGGGCATCTACTCTTAGAAGCTTCTTATATGTGTCAGGTGTAATTTTAAATGGCTCGAACTCACCTCGCATAATCCCCTTGATACCACCGATGTTGTTCTCTTTAAGAGTCCTACGGATTTCAGAATCTGAGATACCCATGGTCCGAAGGTCTTGAATCATACGGTAGTAGCCACGGTCATTGCGATACTTCGCCTCGTTAGCGTCTTGATAACCCTTCAACAGTTGTGCCGGAGTCACTCCAAAGTCATCTGTAAGGCTGTTGAACATCCGCTTCGCGTCAGTCTGTCCCCGTTGGAATCCGTAGGCTGCAAACCTAAGACCTTGCTTTGGATCAAACTCTTGCTCAGACACACCAGTAGACAACCTCGCAAGCTCCTGCTTCCAAGTTCTTTGACGTCCCATTTTGTCCTGAGAAGATATGGCATCGATGCCAAGTCCGTCTCCGACAAGACCGCGAACTGCGCGGCTGGCCTCAATCTTACCACCAGATATATCCGCGACAGCCAGAACGTTTGGGATCATTGTGTTCGCCACATGTCCTGACATCTTAAATAGTTTGGTAGCCCCATCGTCCTCGGGGTTGTACACTTGAGCCCCTGTAGATGTGCGCCCACCACGGTACGAGATATCTAAAAGAGCATCTGTTAGCATGGCTTCGTCTAAGAACGGAGCAAACGCCTCGCCCAATGTTCCGATACCTACATCCACGATCCACTGGTCAAGGTCTTTTCCTTCTGCCATCGCAGCGTCCGCTTCAGTAAGAGCGCGGTTGGCAAACCTAGACAGCACGTCATACGGATTCGAGGTACTGTAATTGATGTACTTGATCTTCCCGTCTTCTGTTCGACCTGTCGGAATCAAGGTCGCACCTTTCATCCAAGGTGCACCAAAGGATCTCTTGAACGCCTCCATCTCTTCTCGAGTCACGTCTGTCACAGCGTATGCCATTTCTAGCGCAGCGGCAGGAACAACTGCAGTAGTAGTTGCAAACCCGATCATACGCTGCCGACCTCTAGCCTGTATAGCAGGAATGTCTGAAGCCATATCATCCAAGCTTTGGCGAACAATATTAAAACTTGTACGATACATTTCAGCAGGGAACGTGATGAAGTTACCAAACGGCAGCTTTCGTCCAAGTTTGATAAACTCAGATGCACCTTTGTTATAGTTTGGCACAGTGTCCCGCACGATCTGTGCCGCGCGAGTCTTGATCAACTCATCCATATTGGCAGTTCCGTTTCGAATTGCTTGCTGCGATTCGATAGTAACATCATCCATATTCTTAGTCAGATACTTAATCTTGTCTGCTTCGGACGCTCCGTCCAAGGCGTGTCGTAACTTAGCCTGCTCAGAATGGTACGAGAAGTATTTCCAAAGATCGTCTGATCCCTGATATGCTTTTTCAAAACCAGCAGCTACTTTACCAACACCTTGTGCGTATTTGTTGTCGGTTGTCTTGCCTCTGATAGCCTCGATAAAGTTTCTAGGACGAACTTCTGCAGAGTTCGAGTACCCGATACCTTTACTTAACTGGTCTTGGATCTCCCTTAACTCTGCATTTGTTCCTAAGATTCCTCTGCGTTGAGCGTCAGCTAGGTCATCGAATACAGCCTCGCTGCCTTTGTTGAAGATGTCCGAGAACACTGCCGTTGCAGAATCCTTGAAGTTACTTCCTCGACCAAGCACGGGCATGTTTCCGTTTGCCGTTGCAAACATAACAGCGGTTGTAAAGTTTCGAACTTGAGTAACTGGAGACAGAACTGTTTTAGAATACTGAGATAAACCCTTGGCTTTAAGGGCAACTCCTAAACCACCCTTCAGCATTTCCACGCCCCAGTTAGATTCGCCAGCCACCTGATTAGTAAGATCTTTATAGATTTGCTTGGGGACGTAGTGTCCGTCCAAACTACCCCAACCTGTTCGACCAATTAGTTTTTCTGCGTCAGCGTTCTTACCTGCAGATCCGAGGACACTTGCTGCGCCATCATCCCCACCTAGCTTCACATATCCACGGCGAGTTAACTCTTTCTTTTGAGCCTCACTTAAATCTTTCCCATTGCGAAAGAACTTTCCTATGCCTGTGTTTGTCTCTGCCATCTTAGCAATAGAGCCAAAGTAATCGTCGATAGCATTAAACTGCGCCAAGTCTGCCACAGTACCAAGGACAGCGGCTCGAGGATCATCGACCTCTCCTAAAAGAGAACGTAAAGCTGGAGCAATCTTTTCCCTGGAGATAAACATCCCTGTATCCAAACGGTCTTTTGCAACAAAGCCACCCTTCAACTTCTCGTTCTTCTTTAACGAGTACCTGTTTAAGTATCCTTCACGGGCTTTCTTCACTACTGTTTCGGACGGCTGACCCAGAACAGTAATGATCTGTTTGTCACCCGTGCCTGTACGATCAAGACCGTTAGATCTTAAAAACTGGTCATTGAATACATCGTCAACGTCTGCTCTTGCCAACCTAGTTAGCTCTTTACCAATCAAGCGTTTGTTTTTACGGAAGTAATTGTCAGCTACCTTTATTGTTTTTTCATCCGGAGTGTACTTAGCATCCTCAAATATTTTGTATCTGCGTCGAACATAACTGCCAAGTCCATCTTGAATAACGTCCTTAATCATACGACCATCTTTAGTCATAAAGTTATTATCATTCAAAAACTTACTGTCTAATACGCCTTGACTCAGTGTGTCCACATGATCACGCATCTTAGCTGCGTCTTTGCGTATCTCTCTAGGCAAAGAGTTAAACGCAGTTTTCTTTGCAGCAGGATCTGAGATCCGCATGTAATCTAGGACTTTGTTTAGCGTGTCGGTTTTATCCAACGTGGAACCGCTCGGCGTAGACTTTATAATCTTATCTAAGTCAGCCTCAATACTGTTAAAGATACGTCCGGCTTTGTCTAACTCAGGTTTAATCTGACCATCTAACAACAGACGTTTCTCTGCGATCTGTGCAGGAGTTGCCCCACGGTATCGAGTAAAGATAACTGCTTCAGCTATACCTTTCTCTAGACCAGACAGGTCATCACCCGGTGCGTTTAAAGTTCGTTTGTCCACCAGTTCGTCAAGATAAGTACCTGCGGCATCGATCTTACGTTTTGTTGCACCCGCGATATCTTTTGTAACCTTCGCGTCCCCAATGGTTTTACCCGCTTTAGATAAACCTGCTTGGAGTCCTGCACCTATAACGCCTGCTTCTGCCATAACCTTGAGCCTGTTACCTACTCGAGCCAGATTTTTTTCTGTGCCCTCAAGCCCGATCAAGTCTGTAGTTTGAGTTGGACCCATCTCGACCCAATCACCAATAGTAGTGCTGTTGTCCCCAGACACTGCCATCTCAACCCCAGCAACCGCACCAAGTTCTCTCAGTGCTAGGTTGGTTCGTTCCGTCTTTGAAAGCTTCCCTGTCTTACCAGCAAGCTGTCTAGCTTTCATAAACCCTTTGCCTACTTTGCCAGCAACACCCACCCCAGGTACGACAAATTGTGTAATTACTTCTGCGCCTTTACCCACGATGCCTTCGGGATCAAAACCCGCTACATCTCTAAGATACTCAGCCGTCTCTGTGACGTTATCCGCATAATCTGTGCCTGCAACGAGGTCCACGCCTAATGCTCCAAGGCCCACGACACCTTCTCCGATGCCGATCAAACCAGATCCAACACCCTCGACAAACTCACGGGCAACAGTTCCTTCTCCGAACTGCTCTCGATTGCGCCCAGTGTCTTCTGTTTGCAGGTATGGGTTGGAATCTTCGACAGTTTCTTTAGGCTTGTCCAAGTCTAGGTACGGATTATCAGCCATTATAGCCCCTCGATGTTAACACCATCTTTTGCAGCTTGATCAAGAATCAACTCTCGTTTATCAGGCTGTTGTTTTAAAGCTTGCTCAACCAATGTTCTTCGCTCATCTAAACTAGGACCTGATGAGGACGCAACCGGGACACCGCCACCAGCACCGTAGTACGGAGCTAATGCTGCAGCGGCTTGCTGCATTGCAGTATCAATGTCAACGCCTCGAGCAGCCACAAGTTTACCTGCGAGATCACGAACCGCATCTGCGAAAGGCTCAAGAGGTGACATGCCTGACTTTCCGCCTGACTTAGCAGCGGCACGGGCCGTAGCAGTTTTCTTGTATTCACCTAGACCAAGTATCACTGCTTCTGCAAAAGCGTCTGGGCCTTTGCCGATTGATGATCCAATAGCCACGTCTGCAATACGTTTGTTTATCTCATCGATGTCGTTCACATCTTCCATCCCAAACACTGACCTAGCAAACTCTTTCTTAGAGTCATCGTTCAAAGGCATCCCTGCCTGATCTAAGACCGTGTTAACAATGTTGTCTGTATTTTCTGTGGCGATTGCAGCGTCAATAGCATCTTTAGTTTTTGCCGCTTCCGCCGCCGCTTCTTCTCTAGAATCAAAAGCCTCATCTAATTTGTTTGCCAGCAAAGGAGTTGTACCTAAGTATTGTTCAAACGAAGAAAGAAACTCTGGTCTATTCAAATTAGATGTTGGAGTTTTTGTAATGTCTACAGCCTCTACTTCTCCGCCCTCGACATACGCCATAGGTTTCACAGGAGGAGTTGGCATTTGAACTGAGCTAGGCATAGGCATGGGCATGGGCGGAGGTCCTAGGTTCGCCATTTTAGTAGACCCTGCTCCACCCATATTCTGATTAGGTGTGTTACCAACCTTCTGTGCCGCTTCCATAAGTTCGGGAGACGAGGCCATAATTCCACCCATCTTCTGTAACTTTTGTCGAGCAGGTCTGTTGTTCTTGGAGAATAGACTGCGGTTGTATACGTTATCCATGCTTATGCCCTGCCTTAGACGAGTTGACCTAACCCGCCAAAAATGTTTCCTTGTCCTTGTGCGCCACCGTATATGTTTGCCCCTGCCATTACGTTGCTCATGGGGCTGGCTTGTGGTGTAGCCGCCGCTGCCAAAGAAGTGCCGCTTGATGGGACACCCGACAGAATGTCTCTCATGTAGGAGAATCTAGAGAAAGGCTCATATGCTTCCTCGAGTTGACCTGCACGTTGTACATCGTATTCTTTTTGAAGTTGGTTTTGTTCAAGCTGCCCGACATTGTACAATGAGTTTATGTCTGTCATACCCAGACCTTGGGCTGCTTCCCCGAGTGCTCCGATACCAGTTCCTAAACCTTGGAACAGTTGACCTGCATTCTGACCACGTTTCATTTGGTTTTCAAAAGCAGACTGAGCTTGGTTCTGAGCACCAGTGTATGCTGCGGAACGAAGTTGAGCACCAGTTCTAGCCTTCTGATCCATAATATTTCGTTGCAGTTCAGATTCTTGGATGGCTTGACGAGACCCGCCAAACGCTCCAGCACCAACAGACTGAGCCCGTTGATCCATGTTTTCTATCTGACCCGCTCGATCTATGTCTTGCATAGTTACATCGATTACGTCTTCCACGAATGGATCGTAAAAATCTTTATATGAGTTAGGGTCATACACCCCAGTACTACCAGCAATAGAAGCAATACCTTTGTCGTAGGTATCTTCTGCTTTGTCTAGGTAAGGTTGGTATGCACCAAGTCCGCTTTCATAAACAACTTCCCCCGTTTCGGGATCAGTGTATCCGGTCATTCGACGGATAGCATCCGTCTGTGCATCCGTAAAACGCATCACATCAGGGGCAGCAACGCCACCTTGAGTCCCCTCGATAGGGTTACCGTACTGATCTGTCTTTGCTAATGAAGGATCCGAAGTGAAGCCACTGCCGTCTGCAGCCTCGAACATTGGGTTGCCTTCTGCATCTAAAACTGCTTCGCCATACAACGGACTTACAGCCGCGATACCTGATATCTCACCTGTGTCTTCATCTGTTTGATAGATGTTTGCTAATAAATCTTTAAGGAACATCTCCTGATACTCAGGAAGGAGGTTCATACTTTTGGTGATGTACTCGTTTTCAGCCGGCATAAGTTAAGCCCTCCCTTCAAATTGGTTCATAAGTTCGTACATCTTAGCTGCGCCTGCGCCTCTATTTCCACCGCCCGCGCCTTTAACAGCATCTGCGGTCATTACGAACTCACCATCAGATAGACGAGCCTCTTGGACAGGGCCACCGTTCTGATAAATAGTTGCGGGGATAGAGTCACTGGTCCCTGATCCGGGGCCCTCGATCATTCCACCCATAGCTCGAGTCTGCACCCGAGGAGTACCTGGGACCGCTGTCCCTCTGTAGTCGGGGCGTCTTTCCCCTGTATTGTACTGAGCCATTTCTGTGTCGGACATCAGGTTTTCAAACCGTGGTCTGCGCTGTTGATACAACATTTCACGCATAATACCGCCCATAAGAGGGTTAGTCTGCCCGTTAGCGTCTGTTATTCCAATACCCTGCATTAAGTTCTGAGCTATGCCGCCTTGCATAGGACCGTATCCACCTGCTCCGCCACCCATAGCACCGCCTGCTATTGCGCTCATTGGTGCACCGCCACCCATCATGCCACCCATAGAGCCGCCAAACAAAGAAGCTATACCTGCGCCTCGAGTCGCTGCACTTGCACCGCCTCCAAGAGCGTTACCTATTAAACCAGCGTTACCCATAGTCCCTGCAGTTAATGCGTTACCTATCCCTGAGTTAAGAGCATCTGATAAAGATCCGCCCTCTCCCAAGGTTCCAATCCCTCCACCAACTGCGGCCCCCACAGGGCCACCAACTGCCATTCCTACAAGACTACCTAAAGAAGATAAAAGACCCATTACCAGACACCTCCGCCTGCTGGCTTGTGAGCAGTAATAGAAACACTAACGTTTTTTTGTTTTATGGGATTATTTTCTAAATTATTTTTGCTCATACCACTATCCTCAATTCACCTGTTGATGTCTTATATACATCATATTCGATCAAACCGCCAGCTTTTGCTGCAGTGTTGTTTGCGTACACCCCAAGACCTAAACCCATTACGCTTCACCTACTATCTGCTCGGGCATTGTAACCACGATCGTTGTGCTGCGCCGTTCGGATCCTGTCCATGGTTCACCGCAGTCAGGGCAGTTACCACTTGGGTAGGATGCAATTTCTTCTGGCGTATCAACTGCGTTTGTGCAGCTTACACAATGCACTGTATCAGAACTTGTAGAAGGTTTCCACTGTGTCCCGTTAGGCATTTGAATTATTTGATTACTCATGTTATCACCACCGTTACTGTTCCTACTGAACTAGCTGCCGAGATACTTCCCGAATATACATCGTTTACACGAATTATCTTCAAAAAGCCATTAGCTTCGAATACATCCCCTAAATCTAGCGTATTTGCCGCGCCGTCGCTAGGTATTCCTTGGAAATTTACTATAGGACTACGCTGTTCGTCGATAAAATTGTCTAATGTTCGTGCTAATTGGTTTACATAAGCAGCACTATACTCCATCGGAGCAATAGGAATTATCTGTCTGACTATCTTTCTGGTCATCTACGACCATCAGGACGCATCTCAAGTCTTGGTGCGCCTAATCTCCATTTAACCCCTGTTGTATCACTAGATACTTTCAAGCTCATCTGCCTTCCGCGTAGTCTCATAAATAATTGTTTGGTGTAATTATCTGTGCCAGATACCACAGATGTTCTAATAACATCGCCACTATCTGACCCTTGGCCTGCAGCACTACCGTTGTAGTTACGCGCAGCCATAGTAAATTCTACTTCTGGTGCGGCCGCTGTTGATTGGCTAAAGTTTAAATCTGGTATAACCTTGTTGATCAACATGAAGTGATCGCCGTCGCCTATATCAAAGTCTGATGACTGAACGTATGCATCTACTGGAGATGCGGGGCTTGTGCTTCCATCATCCAAACCATTTTCCTGGTTGTACAAATAACTGTCTACACCTGTTGCTTGAGGGAATGAACGTTGCCCTGCCGCTCTATCATTCCATGCGGTACGGGCTAGTTTACCATATACCCACGTTTGCTCGAGGTAGTTATACACAACGTAACTATCAATCTCGTTGCTAGAAGCAGAGCAATAGTACCACCAAACCTCACTTTGGCTAGCCAGACTGCCTGCGTGGAACTTAAACGATTGGTTCCTGTTGAGATCATCAAACACATACTGGCGT